GAATCTTACCAGCCACAGGATTATACTCAAGAATAGCACCCGGCTCATCCGTCACACGCTGACGAAGAGAACCAACAGGCGCAATCATCTGAGGCTTCAACGTAAGATTCTTATACTCAATCATCTGAGACAACGTACGATTCAACTCCTTCTGAATCGGAATTGCCTGCTCAACAACACTCGTATCCCACAACTGGCCCGGAATACGCATACCCGGAAACTTTACAAGCGGCAACTCCTCAAAAGGATAAGGCCACGGCGCATCATACAACACAATCGAAGGATCCTTCGTAAACACCACAAACCGACCATCCGGATACTTATCCCCCGGAACAAAATACCCATAATAAACCGTACGCACATTCTCCTGCGTACGCGAATCCAAACTACCAAACATCCCCGGAAGCGTCTCATCAGGATACTTATTCACCGCATTTGGCTTCAAACGAACCCCATAACGATTAAACACCTCATCAGAAGTCATAGCATGAACACAAAACGCATACTTACAATCCTCAAACACCTGAGCAGAATCATCAAGAAGCACATCAAACGGCGACATAACATCAACACGAATCTCGCCCTGAAACACACGCTTATCAAACTGATCCGCATCAACACCCATTTCCTCTAACGACTCTTTAAAATAATACCGCAACAAAGGATCAACAATAGGCTGACCATCAGGATCAACCATAACCTTCATACCCGGACCAGCCTTATCATCCCAAGTAACCTTCCAAAAACCATTACCACAAATAATAGCCCACAACATCGCCTCTTCACGCTTCTCAGTTAAATGAAACGCATCCCACCAATAATCAAGAAGATTCTCAGCAACCTGAGTAGCCTTCTGAGCCTCATACGAAGCCTGACCCGGCGTAGCATAAAACTGCGGTTTAGACTTCACAAGACGACTAAGAAGCGACTGCGTATTCGGCGCAATCTGATTCGACACCAAACGCACACGATAACGCGGCTTATCACCATCATCAACCGGCAAAGACTCAATACGACGCGCCTTCCGATTATAAAACACATACTGCTTACCCTTATAAAAAGCAAGATTAATCTTCCACTGCCGCGCCATATTCTCACGCTGACGCTCCAACTCATCCACGCGCTTAACGAGACTAGCCGCCGAAGCAAAACCAGTAGGAACATCATCTGCAAACTTGTCAGCCATCTCGTCCAATACACGCCTCCTTAAACAAACTCAATATCCGAAGGAGCCAATCCAGCCTTAGAAAGAATATTATTATACTCATCAAGAGAAATCATACCCTGATTTAGCGCCCAATCAGCGTCCTGCTCATCCTCACTTACTCTTAGCAGCCCCACTGGAACGTCGCTTAACGGGCTTGCTCCCTCCAACTTTAGCCTCGCCAACCTCAACCTCTCCGTCTCCAGATTCAACATCTGCTGCGTCCACGCTCTTTGCGTTTCCAGAATCTCCTGCATCACGCTTAACAACATCGTATCCCGCTTGCTCCGCCAACCAAACAATCGTATCCTCCTTAATGACACGAGTTTTCCCGCGACCAATCCACGGCGAATTCCTATGGCTATACCCAGTATTAAACGCGCGTTCGCCCGGAAGCACTCGCTCCCCAGTAATAGCATCCCCAAAATTAGAACTAGCAGTAAAAAACCCGATCATACCATACTCCCTAAATAGTCATCAACAAAATCATCCCTCGGAGAATCCTTAGGCAAATCATTCAACACAAGCGCCATCAAACCAGACGGCTCCTCCTGCAAAGGAGGAACAAACTCTCCAAGAAGAGCACCAGCAGTACGAAGAGCAATCTCCATACTATCCAAACAGTCATCCTTCGGAGTCCGAAGCGAAGAATCATAATCAACCCACTCCTGAATAAAATCAGCATGATCCTTCTTAATCTTCACCTTACCAATACGAAACAAAGGCGACATAGCCAGAATACGCTCCCACTTCTTACCCTTAGCAAACAAAGGAACAACCGGCGGCATCGTTTGCAGTCTTTCAGTCTGCTGCACTAGAGCCGCCTGATAAGCATTACTCTCAATACCAATAATTTCTGGCTTATACTTAATATAATACTCCTCAATTTTGAGAAGTTGTTCTGCGAAGGGGATTCGCGCCGCGTATTGCTCTAGTAGAAACACTTCGTTAGAGTCAGCCACCCCAATAATTGTGATTACGAACCTGTCCGCATTGGCGGATAGGCTAATCGCAGGGTCTACTCCCATGTATTTACGCAATTTTAGCGGTTTTCCCTCCTCGTCGATAAGATCATCGTGTGTATAATAGTGCAGCCAGTCTCCGGCTAGGTCTTTGCCTGCCATGCTGTCAAAACTCGCCATATACTCTTGTGCGAAAAGCAGTGGATGATATCTGGACTGCACATATTCCCATTCTTCTCGGCGGAAGTAAGGATTATCAATACTACGATACTCTACACGACTATTATTAGTGTCTTTACGAGCATCAGTACTAAAAAACTCTTCATAAAACCAGTTTTTCTGGTTTGGTGTGGTGGTTGTGATGAGTAATCCTTGTTTATCTGAGAGGGATGGCCGGATTACGCCCCAAGCCTCATCTGTTTTGATAAATGCGGCCTCATCCATCCAAAGAATATCCAAACCAGCACCACGAAGAGACTGTGGATCCTCAGCAGATTTGAATTCTACAAGACACCCATTCTCAAATTCAAAGCGAAGCCCACCCTTATTCTCTTTTACTTCCTTACCAATTGTCAAACCAGCCTTAATACATACTTCTCGGAAGGTAAGATACGATGGGCGACCCACTTTATACGAGGCAGAGAGTGCCCAAACCCATAAAGGAGCCTCACTTTTACGATTATGAGCATCCAAATGGAATTGTTGTGGGTGCAAACAGTAGAATAATACTTCCCAAGCGGCGGAAAGGGTCTTTCCACCGCGCCGCCCAGCCACCAAATGACGAAAACGAGTAAGATTCTTACCATGCGTATCAGTATGAAACAAGGTTTGATAATAATGCGGCGCATACCCCTTAGATAAGAACCAACCCATCTTACCGGGATACTCTAGAATATGCGACTCAATCTGCTTTGCAGAGAGTTTATCTTCATTATACGAGTAGTTTCCCACGTTTTCTCCCTAATGAGGTCGATGATCCCCACAATTCGGACATTTAGAATAATAAGGCGGATTATCTAGGTCGCAAGTGTGACAATACCAAGGCTCTTTCTTAACATCCTTAATACGTCGTTTTGGTTGAACATTAGACCCAAACACACTAAACCTCCAACAACTCCACAGGCTCAAAAACAGGAACCTCAGCAGCCATAACAATTTCCTCCTTAGACGAAGGAATTACAGTAATACTAGGATCATTAAGCATACGCATAGTTTCTGCTTGAACAATCTCATCAATAGCAATCCTTGCCCTCTCTTTAATAGCATTCTCAGTCCATTGCTCAGGATCAGCCATAACAAAACTAAGCGCCTTAACTTCAACATCTGTTAATTCAATCTCAAACTTCATAATAACCCCTTAGGATAAAAGACAACCACAAAAATAAGAATATGTTCCATAATGCCCAGAACCATATGGCATAATCATACGAACCCGATCGCATTCTACGCCCACTCTTGCGGGTCAGCCATAACGTGAGCAAGGGCCGCGGCCTCTACATCAGTAATGTTGATTGTAAACTCAGGCATCTTTACCCCAAATAAAAGATAGAAAAAGAGTTGTGGCTTGCGCCGTAAATGCCATTGTTGCCAGAAACTGTTCGGATGTAAAACTGAAGGTAATCACTAGCAGAACAATTAATAACAGCGTTCAGATTTACGTTTGCCCAATTGTTTCCTCCGGACAGAGTAGACAAGTTGTAGTGAGCAAACGGCATGATAAAAGACCCATTCTTGTAAATATCAACATACCCGTAACCCGGCGAACACCACGCAATCGCTTGAAAAAACAAAGCGTAAGCACCACTCACCGGGCAAGTAAATCTTCCATTGCTGGTGTTGTAGTGACTACCACGGTTAATAACGAGGTTGTTGCCAATATAGAAAGCGGGTCCCCATATCCCGACCCCGAAATCCATCGACCCGCTTGCTACTGGCTGATATGGGAGACTGAGCCGACCACTAGAATCAACACTCATAGCACCAACTGTATAATCATTCTCCTGAATCCAAGAAGAACCATTATACACATAAGTCTTATTAGTATCAGTCTCAAAAAACTGTTGACCAGCACCCATACCAGTCATAGAGGCACGATCCGCCGCCAAACCAGCAGTAACACCCAAACCACCAAAAGCCTTAGCCAAACGAACCACCCCCTCCAAAAACAAAAAAAACAACCCCTCACATACATAAACGAACAAAACACAACAAACCAGACACCAAAAACAAACAATTAACACAACCTTAACAATAATACACCAAAACAAGCCAAAACACAAACGTACAAAAAATATACGCATAGTAATTATATATATATGTGTAGGTGTGAACGGGGGTATGGGTATGCGTCATGCGTATACGCTAAAGCCTATTTTACAGCATATACCAGCCTATTAGTGTAATATTTGACAGTGTGCAGGATGATGATTTGACAAACATATTACTTATACTGCAT